GCTCCTTCACCATTTGTGGCTACGGCTTCAAGCAACTTGAAGGACTCATGTCAGCTTTCGGGGGCATTAAACCCCGGGCTTAGGGCAGTAGGCCTTGCCTGCTCCCTAGATGTCTACCTGCCGGTACCATTGGTCCGACAGATAGGGTCGTTTGGCCGTTCTGAACGGAAACGCAAGCGACTAGAGAGGACTCGGAAGATTCTTCCATTTGTCTCACTGGACGTCGCCAAGAAAATCTCGGCGATGACCAAGCGCCACCTTAAAAGGTTGAGCAACCTGATGGAGGCTATCAATGATAACCTTATCACTTCTTCGCCAGAGAGCGTTCGCACTCTGCTGGAGAGCCCCGCCTACACTAAATTGCGTAGATGGGTATATTCACTAGGGGTTCACAACCCTGATAAAGTGACTAAAGAGTGGAAGAAATTTTCTGCACTCTTAAAATGGAAGGCGCTGCAGTCGGAGACTGCGCCGCCTGAGAAACCCGAGGATTTTCCTGGGTTTGGAAACGAGAGGTGTCACCTCTCGGAACTTCCGCCAATGTGGCGGGAGCTCTGCCCATGGCTCGAAGACGTTTGGAGCCGAGGGGTGGAGACAAAAGCCGCGGCAACTCGGCTATGTCACCTTGTTTCCAGTCGGGGCTTCCCCGCTGGAGGTAGGGATACGCGTAAAGCTTCACTTCTGAAGCACGCACAGACTCTGTGCAGCGTACCCTGTACAACAAACGTCCGAAGTAAGTTACTTCGTCGCATTTCTGTCCTCATCGGTCAGAATGTTGCGGAACGTGTCCCGAACGGATTCCGTTCTCTGGGACATCTCTCGCTCACTTCGTCAGCGTCACTGGACTGTCCAGTCGCCGAAGGCGGGAGGTGCGTCGAGGTCTCGGTAAAATTCCGGACCTGGGCCACACAAGTATCGGACCATGACTGCTTAGAGCAGACATGGTTCGGCGAGCCGTACCTGCTCGTAGCAGGACGGCCCAGGTGGCAGACGATGTGCAGGATTGAACCTGTACACGAGCCACATCATGAATTCGGCGAATCAGCCGAAAACATGAACCTCGATTTTGAAAACTTCAAACTCGAGGACCCGTTATACGGTCTCGATGACGCCACTGGGAAGCAACTTCTCCAGTGGTCTATCGAGGAGTGCCTTTCCAACGGACTGTTGGAAGGCACACCTTTTAAAACGGATGTCCCTTTGAAAAAGGGGCAGGTCGCGCCCTCTATAAGAGCTAGCGCGATCGGCGAACCCGGGGCCAAGTCCCGAGTTGTCACTGTTGGAGAAGATTGTTTGACAATCATCTTGCAACCGTTTGCTCACCACCTTTTAGGTCTGATCAAACTCCATCCCTCTGCTACCACGGGTTTAACCCGTGGGTGGCAGTTATACGAATGGGTCAAGAGTCTGCGAAACGCAGGCCCTTGCATAGGCCAGTCTACCTACTTTTTAAGTAGTGACTTAACTTGTGCGACAGATTTCTGTACGCACGAGTATTCTCAGGCAATGCTTGAGGGCTTCATTGAGGGTGTAGGGGCCGGTGACCCCTACATCCTCGCCTGTGTCCAGCTGCTTTGCAGCGGACGCAGATATGAATCCAACGTCGAAGGTTTCTTCGATCGGATTACAACCCGCGGTATCCTCATGGGAGACCCCGGTGCGAAGTTGGTACTCACTCTGCACAACCTTTGTGCGGAGTGGGAGTCCTTCTTTCGCTACACCTCTGGAAAGATGGTGTGCTCAGATGAAGAGCTTCTCTATCATCTGAGTAAGGCAAGAGGGCTATCCACTAGAAAGTGGCGCCACTTTGCCTGTTCGGGCGATGACCACGTTGGTCAAGGGCCGAAGGCGTACCTATCGAGTATCACTCGATGCCATGAGCAAAACGGAATGTCCGTGTCATGGCCTCAGAACTTTTTAAGTTCTAGGGGTGCCTTCTACTGCGAAGAGATGCTCTTGACAGTAGGATTAGATGATTCGGAGATTTGGGGGGTCCAGGACCCTCTACACAAACGCGAATATCTTTCGACGCCGCACATCGATGCGATGAAAGTGCGTCTCCTGTCCCCTTGCGCTAAAGAGCATGAGGGGAAAGATGAACCAAACCCTGCCATTGGCAAGGCCCGCCAGATGCAAGGCATGCTGGCTTGGTTGGGGGGTGGGTTCGAGGCCATAGTTCCTATGGTCTCCGCCCGCTTCGAGTCTAGAATGCGTCGGTTTTTACCAGACGATCTAGCAATCCGCTATCTCCCAGTGAGACTGGGTGGTATAGGATCCCCTTCCTTCCACCGATCAAAGATCGAAGTGGAAGCCATCTTTCGGCGCATGGCGCCGGAGATGCTTTTTGCCATCAATTCAGTGATTGATGGTAGTTCGAACCTTTTGATCCGGCGTACTCTTGCGACTTTCGCAACGAACGCTAGGGCTCGAGGTATTCCTTCGAATATGGTCATGGACCAGACGAAGGAGATTCTCGCGAACGCCGAGTTAACACTCGGCCTCGACGACGCGGGACTCCAATTGGCAACTGGAGTCTCGGACGGAGATTGGCAGCATCTGCGATTCTCCGATAAG